TAATGATTAATGTATTGTTATATTTTTTTTGTTGGGTTCTAATTTCTATATCTTCCCCAACGTCCGCTTTATCATACCGGTTATAAGTATCGCTATAACTTCCGTTAAAAAAAACATTCTTAGCTTTACAATAAGCAACTTCGCCCATAGCCCCTAAAATTCCTAAAGATAATGTTTTTTCTTCCGTACCTTTAAAACCATGTCTAAAGGTTTTTTTCATTTTTATATTTTCAACATATCTTTTATTGGAATCTTGCGAAGCCTTGTTTATTTCGTAAGGTTCAAGTTTAACAATCAAACTTCGTTACCCCAACAATCCCAACCTTTAACCTTTTGCCTAGCAAACAATTCAATTCTAGGTAAATCGCCGCAAAGATTTACAATGTTAGTTCTTACAATATCCGGTTTTCTTGAATGTTCCCTACGGCTATCAATAATTAATTGTTTTACATTTTTATAAAATCTTTTTGGTTTGCCTTTTGTAGCTAATAAACACATTTCAGGGTTTGCCCTTGTCCAATAACCTAATCCCATAAAAAAGTTATCATTTGTTTTATTTTTTTTAGCCCAAGTAAAAGCGATTGTTTTATATTTAAATCCCCATTGTTTAAGTAGTCTAAAAGATTTTTCCAAAAAAGGATCAGTAACCCACATAAACAAACAACAATCCACATCAGCAATATCATTGATATTAAGAGCCAATAAATCATTGAACTCCATACAAGGGTAATGATTGGTTGCGTTTCTATCTTCGCCTTTTTTAGAATAGCTTTTAAAGTACCAAGGTGGGTCGGCATAAATTATTTTATACTTCTTCGAATCTTTTAATATCGGTTTTTCTCTTAAAATCATTATCTTGCTCCTTTGTTTTGTCTTCTTGTTTGTGGTAGTCTTTTAATTTAACGCCGGTATTTGAAAAACTATCCCACCAACATTCAGCGCAATAGTCTTTACCATTTTCAACTACGTCTGCATGGTTCTTACATTTTACGCAAATTTTCATATCACCGTATATATTCATTAATTAGTTTCTTTAGCTTGTTATTCCTTTTTAATATTGGAATAAATTCTTCTGCTAATAACGCTGTTTTTTCTTCGCCAATCTTATTAATGTTAATTTTATTTACCCAACAAATAATATGCCAAAGTTCATGGAATAAAGTTTTAGCCAACATTTGTTTTGATAATTTAGGATTGATTCGAAGTTCAAGTGTACTAGGGTAAAATATTGCATGACAGTCTCCGCAATTTTCCCAACTAACTTTGATTCGTTTTTTTTTATAATTAATGAATCGCAAGTCCATAACCTAGATTTATAAAAATTCATGTATAAATCAATTAAATAATGTATTGTTTTTTTACAATATTTGTATTAGTGTCCGAATCAATGCTTATAAAAATAGGTAAAATGTGGCTGCATAAGAAAGATGGGGGTTGCTTTTCGGCAGATCATCTTTCTCCCTCTCAGTTAACTAAACCGATAGACCAATGGTTTAACGACTATTGCGTTCTTGACGAAAAAGATAGGAAAAAGCGACCCCCTAATATGCGAATGATTTTTGGTGGTATTGTAGGTAGGGCTATTCAAGACATGATAGTTCATAAGTTATCTATAAGCGAAGTTATGAAAGGAAAAAAAGATGCTAAAAGAGATAGCTAAGTTACAAACCGAAAATAGAAACTACCAAAAGCAACAAAAGAAACAAGATAGTTTATTAAGACAAAGGGACGAAGAAATTACCGAACTAAGAAAGAAATTAGATAAATACGAAAAAAAAGAAAAAGAAATTGCAAAAAATCAAAGTTACATACATGCAAAAGCATTGAAAGAAATAGATCAAAAAAATCAAAATGAAAGGAAACATGACACAAAAGACGGAAGAAAAAAGTAAAGGCTCATTTAAAGACAGAAGAAAGGAATGTATAGATAAATTGGCCACAAGTGTAAAAGGAATGGATTTTAAAGGTAAAGAATATTTAACCGTTGCAAAAAGACATAATCATTTATTAAAATTTTTTCCGGAATCTAAAATTGACGAACAATTAATTTACCAAGACGATAATAAAGTTATTACTAAAACAACTTTGTATATTGGCGATACTCCTTTTAGTACCGGACATGCAGAAGAAAAAAGGAACGCCACTTTTATAAACAAAACTTCGGCTTTAGAAAATGCTTTTACTTCAAGTTTAGGTAGATGCTTAGCAAGTTTTGGTCTGCATGGTACGGAATTTGCTTCGGCGGAAGAATTAGCTAATGCGTTGTTAAATCAAAAACAAGGTAGTAGCGATAATTTAGAAAAACAAATAGACGAACAAAAAACACAAACCAAACTAAATTCTTTATATTCTAAATTTAAAACAAGACAGGAAGAAATAGAAGTATTGTTTAAAAAGAAAGAAGAATCAATCAAACAAAATGGAGGACAAAATGTCAAATCAGGTTGGTAAGCAAAAAGACTGGGTGTTATTTCCTTATGACGCTAATAACCCTAAAGCGGTAAAAATAGATTTTTCCGGTAATACAAAATTAGCGAATGGCGAAAAAGGAACTATACTAGGTTCAAAGGGTACTTCGCAAAAGGGAACTAAATTTATAAGAATATTTGCACAAGTAGGTGTATTATTTAAAGGCGATGATAATAAATTTACCGGAAATTTACATGCACCGGAAGTTGCCCCTAATCAAAAAAGTTTAATTGGTTGGTTAAATGATAAATCGGAAAAACCTAATATATCCGGTTATCAAAATGACCCACAAGATAAACCACAACAACAACAACAACCAAAACAAAACGATAATGATTTTGACTTTTAGTGAAAATATTCTTTTTGTATTTATTGGTAATTGTTGGCGATAGTTATGCTGCAATTAAAATACCTATTGGATTTACATTAAGGCCTATAACTTGTGAAGAAGCATTTTATAGTAATGTTAAATTTGTAGATAATAAAAACCATAAACTTTATGAACCTTTAACCTATGTTACTTATAAAAAATATCATGTGTTTGGTCATTATTGTAAAGATATTAATGGTAATTATTATTGGGGATATGAAGAACAACTTAATTATGATTTAGGACATGAGTAATATTAAAAATATAAATCAAATATCAAAAGAACTTGAAAAACTTTTGAAAGAAAAACAAGAACAATACGGAAGTTTTAGTTCTACAAGCTATGTTTTTAAAGGCATGTTAGAAAATATTCTTTCGGCTTTTAATGGTTATCAAGTTCGTTGTCCCAACAATATCTTCGGCGTTTGCATGACTATTGTTAAATTATGGCGTTCAATAACTAATAAAAAATATAAAAAAGATACCTATGATGACATCAATGGGTATAACGAATTAAATAGAAATCTTAAAATGGAAGAAAAAGATGGCTAATAATATAATAAAAGTTCCAATGACTCCTTTAATGATGAAACTATTGAATTTTATTAAAAAATATGTCAAAAAGAACAAGTATTATCCAACTTATCAAGAAATGGCTGATGCATTAGAATTTAAAAGTAAAAATTCGGTAACGGTATTAATTAATAAGTTAGAACAAAGAAAAGAAATAAAGCGTTTAAAAGGATATAGACGAAACATAGAATTAAATGGCTAAAGTAGAAAAAAACAGTTTACAAGAATTAGTTGTTAATTTTAAAGAATTTTTTGTTGGCAAAACCGTAGAAGAAGCTACGGAAAAAGCATATCAACAAAAAACACCTAAAGATGACGCTATAATAAATATTACTGACAAGCGTTTTCTTGGGGCAAATATAAAAATAGTCAGTAAGGATAATGATGACGATAAATCCCAAACAAATCAGGGATCTGAAAGCAAAGAAAGACAGATGGGTGCTTCTAATGAATAAGCATAAAAGAATGATTCGTAAGTACCAAGTAAAATTACCTGTCTTACATGAAAAGATTGCTGATATGGAACAAAAACAAGATAGTATTTTTACTTAATTACTATCTAAAATTAGAAGTTGTATTTTAGGGTTAGGGTATTTATGTCTTCAAAGAAAGGAAACATGCCAAGTCAATTAACACATACTACACAAGACGATATAGAACTATATAAACATATCGGTATTAGGATTAAAGAAGCTAGAACTAAAGCTAGTAGAAATATTTATCCTACTAACCCAAATAGAAAAATGCCTGATAAATTTGTAACGCAAACGGATTTAGGTAATGCAATTAAGGTAACATTTCAACAAATACAGAAATATGAAAAAGCTACAAATAAAATTCCTATTTGCAAACTTGTAGCCGTATCAAAATATTTAAAAAAACCTTTGTCTTATTTCATTCCGCAACTTGAAGAACCTTTAATATTAAAACCGGAATGGGAGGTAAAAGATAATGTCCAACAATAATTTTGTACCGGTTAATGATAAACTAAAAGCCTTAATACCTGATCCGGTAGAAATAGACGCTTATAATTATTTTTGCGAAATTGTTGAAAGAATGATTATTAACGGACATGAAGCACACAAAACTATACCTGACTTTGAAGAATGTAAGCCGGAAATAGAAACCTTTAAAGTATTTGACGGTATTGAAATTCCGGTTCATGGCTACGCCGATTTAAAAGGTAAAATGATTATAGAGGATAAATGTAAATTTCCTAAAAGAGGTAGGGTAAAGAAAGACGGTACTAGATCATGGCTTACTTCTAAACTTCCTGATACACCAACAAGCGACCATTTATTGCAAACGGATTTTTACCATTACGCTACCGGATTACCAATTTATATTTGTTATATAAATGAAGAAAGTTTTAAAGTTTTTCATGCCGATAATTACGAATATTTAAAGCCGGAAAGTATTATGTCTAGGCTTCCAAACTTTATTCAAAGGTGTAAGGTAAGGCAAAATTTATTATCTATAAGTAATAAAGCTAAAGTAATAAAAGATTACATTCAACCGGATTTTGAAAATTTTAAATGGAAGAATGAACTAGACCCTGATTACTTGATTAATGC